TGGTCGCCCATCGTGGCCACACCACCAGAGGCAAGCGCGCCGTTGATAACGGCGTTGGCCGCGCCCGACGTCGTCTGACTGGCGCAGATGCCGTCGGCATCGAGAACAGATGGCGCGTAGGTAAGTGAAATCGCACGCATGCAGTTCTCCTAGAAGAAAGAGAGGAGGAGCGCCCCGGATGGGCACTCTTCCTGAAACTATGTTAGGCCGACGGCGATCCGTCAGCGGCGTTTGGCGCAGTAGATGTAGTCGACCGTCAAAACATGCGCCACGGCAGAAGCGTTGAGGAAGCCAATGGTGGGCGTCATCGCGACGACGGGAGACACCGACGCGGTGCTGAACGAGCCGACGAAGGTGTTGTTCAGATAGGCCCGCCACGTTCCGTCGATTGCGGTGTAGTAGAGCACCGCATCGACGAAGGTGTCGGCAACCACGTCGCCCAGCGTGACGCTGGTGGACGTGCCCGCCTTGCGGACGCTGGCGATCAGCGAAGCGGCGGCGGACGCCTTGTAGAAGAAAATGCCGTTGAGGGGCAGCGAGGCGACCGGGGTCGTGTCGGCAATGGCAAGGCCGACTAGGAGGCCGTTCGTGTTGGCGGCGGCGGACGAGGTTTTGAAGCGGGCGGCGATGACCGCGTCCTTGCCTGATTCCCAAAGGAACTGGGTCCCAGCCGTGGTTCCGCCATCGCTGGACAACTGGATCGAGGACGCATCGGTCGCGCCTGCCGAGACGTTGGTGATGGCAAACTGACCACCCTCGCCCGCCGCGACGATGGTTTGCGTCGTCCCGGCAGCGGTTTCCGTCACAACCCAATCGGTGGCCGTGTACTGGAAAAAATCGTTGCGATATTCGTAGTACGAGAAAGGCTTTGTCTCGACGTGATTGCCGAACGGGGCCGGATCAGCCGAGTTAGTTACGCCGCTGGGAAAGCGGGTCGTGTCATTTCCTGTGGGCATCTAGAGTCTCCGTCGGTAGCTCAGTTAAAGATCAGGGGGTGACGGGCAAGGAAACAACCCGTCACCCCTTGGGTGGCTGTGCGCCGGAGTCTTACGCGCCGGGGGTGCCCCAGACGGTACGGAAGTTCGTCCACGAGGCGTCCCAACGGGACGTCACCTTGTAGCGCATCGAGTCGGTCTCGAAGTCGCCTTCCATGCTCTTCTCGGCCATGCGTCGCGTGACCATCTGGAGGCCCATGCGCTCGTCGGTGTTGATCCACCACGCCGTCGGCGAGGTGAGACGAGTGATGACCTGAAAGCCCTTCGGCAGGATTTTCAGCGACATGACCGGGTTGATGTCGTTGTTCGCGTTGCTGGTGCGGAGCGCCGACTTCAGGATGACTTCGGCCTGAAACTCGTTGTCCGGGGACACAACAAGCATCTGCGGGGTGATGCGGACGCGCTTCGTGTCGTTGTCCTGCGCCTTGCGGATTTGGACGAGCATCGACTCGACCGAGGTCTGCGAGAGCGCGGCGGGGGTCGTCAGCAGGTTGGACTGCGTGCCGCCGAGGATCGGATGCGATGCGGAGCAGAGAGGCTGTCCGTCGCCGCCGAGGTAGCTGCCGTTGAAGGCGAAGTTGAGGACGTTGGCCGTGGCCGTCTCCTCGGTTTCCACCATCGCCTGACCCAACTGCTCGGAGTAAATCTTGCCGAGGTTGATGTGGTCGCCGTCCTCGACGAGGATTTTCGTGAGGGCGAAGGCCGCGCCGTACTGGCGGAAGACATACCGCTTCACGAACAGCACGCCACCGTTCTTGTAGGTGACCGGGCCGCCGTCGCCCATCTGCGGGGCAGCGCCCAGACCGAAGAGCACCGGCTCCTCGTGGTAGGCGCGCTTGATACCGGGCTTCGTGCGGAAGACCTGCTTGTATTCGTCCTTGCGCTGGTCGTAGACGCCGTCGAAGTGCTCGTTGAGGATCGGTTCGACAATGACCCGGAACTGGGTGCTATTCATCGGAGTAGCCATAACAGCCTCGCTTGAAATCTATCTTGTCAGTCCCCCGCCTTGCTCAGAGCGGCGGGAGAAGCTCATGGGTAGTCGAGCGGCTCAGTCGCTGTTAGGCGACCGGACCCTGATAGCTGCTGATCTTCACGCGGAGGATCGTGTAGGCGTCGCCCCACTCATTGTCGTCATACGGCGCGAGGCCGATGATCTGGAAGGTACCGGCGCTGGCTCCGGTCGTCGTCGCGGTCAAGGCCTGCGTGCTCTGGCCGGTGTAGACCGAACCCTGCGAGGCGTTCGCGAGGTTGATCGACTCGCCGTTCTCCGTCAGGGGAACCGCGCCGTCGGCCTGCGCCTCGTAGGTGATCTGCGGATCGGAGGTGTAGTAGGCGATCATCGTGCCCGCGTCGTAGGTCTGCGCGGCAGGCCAATACGGGAGGACGAAACGCTTGCTGGACGCGGTGAACTCGCAGCCAGCGAAGACACCGATGGAGACATCCGCGCCCGTCGAGCAGGGGATCAGGGTGCCGTTGGTATCGCGCTTGATCGGGGTGTTGGTGTAGATGGCCGTGCCGTAGGCCGAGACCACGCCGCCAGCAAGCTGGTCGAGGCGGACGGTGCCGCTCGGGTGGCTGACGGGGCGGACGCCGAAGGGAGAAGCGGTGGCAGACATGGAGGAAGCTCCTGTAAGTTGAAACGACAAGACATGGACATCTGCGGCATTGCCGCTGTCCGTCTCGCTCCGTTCCGCATCTCAAGCCCGACCGTTACACCTCACGCACCGCGCGAAGACGCCTTCAGTCGAGCGAATTGCTCTTACAGGTAGCTGATCGAATTGTGCGCCCACTGCCGGGGGGTCGTCAAGCCCCCACAGAAAAGGGGCCGCCCCTTTCGAGACGGCCCCCTCCCCAAAAGCCCCGGCGGAGGAACATACGCCGGGGCTCCCCTAGATCACGTCTCGAACATGCGCGGCGGCCTCACGAACTCGCCGAGATCGCCGAAGCCGGAGTCGAGGGTCACACGTCCACCCTTCTCCTTGGCGTTCGCCGCAAGCTCTTCGAGGCCGTCGGTGATCCCACGCGCCATGTCTCGCGGTGCGTCGTGGTGCAGTTCTCTCATAATGTCGAGGAAGTCCCGGTTTGGGATTTCCATCGCCACCATCTCGCGCCACATCACGGCACCCTTGCCCGCGCCGTCCTTGATCGCGTTCTGGTCGGACGCCCACCCGGCCTCTCGCACGTCGTCGTACATCACGAATTGATAGCCAAGCTGCTGGCGACGGTGCGGCGTGTCGGAGGGGTGGGTGGTGCTCACCCAGCACCGATGCCATCCCTCGCGCTTGGGAAGGCCGGGGAGGAGGGTCTGGGAGAGGACCTCCCTGATTCGCGCCCGACGCTCGGGGTCCGTGTTCTCTTTCGCCCGCTCCCACTCGGCGCGGGTGAACTCGTGCTCGTGGTCCCGCTCCTCGGAGCCGTGCGGCTCGTCGCGCGCCGACCGCTGAAGCGGCGTATCGGCGTCCTGAGCGACCCGCGGGTCGGACTTGGTTGTGGTCGAGGTCGAGGTTGTAGTCGGTGACTGTGCCATTCTCTGACTCCTAGTTCTTGCCCATCAGGCCCTGCTTCGCCTTCTGCTCGTTCGCTTTCCAGCTAGAGATCAGACGGTCGCGCTTGGCTTTCTGGTCGGGGGTGATGTTGCGTTCGAGGAGGCCCTCCGAGTCGAGGTACTCCCGCATCTCAGGCTTCAACTGGTAGCCCGGTGCGCCGGAGCGGCGACCGGCCCGTGGTGCATTGGTCGGGGGCATGCCGCCTCCACTGCTGCGGCGGACGGGGCGCTCCTGATCGCCGTCGTCACCATTGGGGCCAAGGCCACGGGCACGGACGCGCTCTTCGAGAGTGCGCCAGTACAGCGGCGTGTTGGGGTTGTAGCCCTCGGCGGCCAGATGGTCGTCGATGGCTTTCACGATCTCGGAGTCCTCGCTGCCGCCCTCTGACTTGAACCACGGGTGGCGGTCGAGGAAGACCTCGGAGTACTTGGCGGCGGCGGGGGAGGCCACGGGGCCGCCTCGCTGCTGCATCTGCCCCTGCGGGACCTGTGGGCGCTGGCTCTGCTGGGTCTCGACGATGATCCGCTGTCTCTGGCTTGCAAGCTGGAAGACACGGGCCGACGCCTCATCGCGAAGGCGCTGGACCTTACGGAACTGGTCGCCGTCGCCCGCCGCCACGGCCTTGCCAAGCTCGTCGTCTAGGACCTGTAGGTGGCCCTGAGCCTGACCAAGCTGGGTCTCGACCGTGTTGAGGACGACGCCGACCTGCCCCTGCGAGACCGACGACACCATGCCGGAAAGCTGGTTGACCTGCTGCCGCAGGACGTCCAGTTCCTGATCGCGCATGGCGATGGCATCGCGACGCGCCTTGTTGCGACGCTGACGGCGGGAGTTGCCTCGCTCCTCGACGCTGTCGTCGTCATCCATCGCCTCGTCGTAGGCAAGGCGGGCGTCGCGCTCGTCTTCCTCGTCTTCACTGGAGTCAGAGTCAGAAGCGGAGCGTCGCGTTGAAGTGGCCTTTTCTGCAACTTCGTCGTGTTCCGGCTCGATCTCGATCACCTCGTCCGGTTCGTCGGAGACCAGACCCTCCATGCCGCCGACCATGACGGTGTCCCGTGCGCTGGTCGGTTTCTTTGGGGCGCGGTCCTCTTCGACCTCGCGTTCTCTTGCTATCGTTGCCATGTGCGCTCCTACGATGTCTTGACGGCCAAGGGATCGCCCTCGACCACACCTATTACGTCGGTATCCTTCAACGTAACAAACAAGGCCTCGTCGTCGCCCTTGCCGTAGGGAACGACGAAGCGATCACCGCCGTACATCGGCGCGCGGATGAAGGTGCCGGGGGTACACCACGCACCCTCGGGCCACGGTTCGAGATTGTCGCGACGCCTGAAGGCCGACGGTCCCATCGCGCGCACGAGAGCGGTCTGGACGCGGTACTTCTCGTCCTCCCGCGTCGAGTCGGTGAAGATGATGCCGCTGGCCGTGCGGCGCTTCGGCGTCCTGATCTGGCAGAGGAGAAGGTATCCGCAGGGGCGGATGCCGGGGGGGACATCGGGGAAAGCGAACTGGAGTTCCTCGGTGTAGGTATTGCCGAGGAGCGTCCTCACACTCACGGCCTTGGCGTAGTCTTCAGTAGCGACAGACTTTGGGAAAGGGGTCGCTGCGCTGCTAGTCCTCGTCACGTTCCACCTCGTTGGCTGCTTCAACAAACTCGTTCAGACGCTCACGAGCCGCCGCGACGGCCTTGAGCATCCCGCTGATCGTGCCGAACTCGAAAGCGTCGCGCCGGTCGGCTGCCGGATTTTCCACGCACTCAATCGCCTGCCTCTTGATGTCCTCCAGTATCTGGAAGACGACAGACAGGTCGATCACTTCGCGCCTTTGGCCACGCTCTTCGGGGGCGACGGCTTCTTGCTGCCAAACGCCTTGCTGTTTGCCTCCTCACAGGAGTCACCAGTCGCCATGCTCTTGTGGGGCTTCACCGGGCCGTCAGGATACTTCGGTGCCATGTCACTTCCTCTTGTTGATGGCCTTGAGGCCTTTGCGGTCGGCAGCAACGTCTTTCTTGCTACCCTCTGGTCCGTGGCGACCTGACTTGTCGGCACGAATGTCGGCAGACGATTTCTCGTACTGCTTCATAGTCATTTTCTTAGACATCTATTTTCCTTTCTTGGACTTCCCGGCCTTACTCAACGCAATGGCGACGGCCTGCTTCTGCGGTCTCCCCGCATTGATTTCCGTCCTAATGTTGGACGAGACGGTTTTCTTGGACGAACCAGACTTGAGGGGCATTTGGTTTCCTAGTGTTGCAGCAAGGAAATCAGGACACCAATGGCGGCAAGGAACGCAACAACGACAAGAATGAAGACGTAGTCGTTCAACAGCGTCCCCCTTTCTTGGGGGTCGGATCGTACTTGCCGCCGCCGCGTCGCAAGCGCGGATCGTCATGGTACTGCGGCAGCATGCTGTAGCCCGCACTGCCACCATGTGAGAAGCCCACCGCGGGGATGCCGGGGCTGAAGCCGTCGCTGGGCGCGGCACCCATCGGGGCCGCCATGCCGCGCTTCGGGGCGGGCATCTTGGAGGCGGCGGTCATCGGCGGACGACCAAAACGCACGCCGGGGTTCTTTCTAGCCATCTTAGTCTCCTATGGTGAGGGATTGATTCCAGTACCAGTGGACAGGTTGCCACCACCACCATCCGAGTCGATCTTCATCTCGGTGATCTCAATAGCGGTGGCGTTGTCGGCGGCGTTCATCCCTTCCTTGGACTGGATGCCAGCAGCGGCGATCATGTTGCGCTGCTGCTCTGACTCATGCTTTGCCTGAGCGTCCTGCTGCTTGGCTTCGAGTTCCTTGGCTTTCATCATCACGTCTATCTGTGACTTCTGGCTCGACTCGGCAGCCTTGCGCTGGGCCTCGCTCTGCTGGATTTGCAGCCGCTGCTGATCCATCTGCGTCTTCTGCGCGTTCATCTGCGTCCTGCTCTGGATGTCGATGATCTTCGCCTGACCCATCTGCTGATCGGCCTGAGACTGACGCTCGACGTCCTTCATCGCGACGATGCTCGGGTCCATCGGCGTTGGCGGTGCCATCTTCTGCATAAGCTGCTGCGCCTGCATGATGATTGGTGTCACCTCGGCGAGTTGCTCGGTGGCGTGCTGAAGCACGGCGGGCGTGATCTCGGCCAGCAGACGGTCGAGCGATATCTCCACGCCCTTCATCTTGGCGAGCGATTCGACGGTGATGGTAGGATCGCCCGCGCGCTCCTGAATGGCCGCGTTGGCGGCGATCAGCGTCGCGTCGGCGTACCACAGGGCCAGATGCTCGGCGAGGTGGCCCAGCATGACTGGCAGGTACTTCATCGCGATGATGGGGTTCGACCCGAACATCGGCGACGTGAGGTAGGCGAGGTGGATGGCGAGGTGCGCCTCGTGATCCTGACCGGGGTACGCCTTGATCGGCAGGCCTCGGGAGGCCTCGACGTTTTCGGCCACGGCGTTCTTCTGCGTCGCCTGCGGGTCGGGCACGAGGAACTGCTCGGGGTCGGGCACGTTCATGCGCTTGAGGAAGAACAGTTCCGACTTCCGCAGATCGTAGAGACCCGGAGGCGCGGTCGTCGCGCGCTGCTGGATCATCTGCGCCTGCGCCGAACGCTGCATGTCGGAGAAGATGCGGGGATCGCTGACGGGGATCACCGTCATCGGCCCTTGGAAGTCTTCCTTGGTCACGTTCAGTTCGCCGAACTGGTCGACGATGACCTCGTTGCTGATCGTGTGGGAGTTGATCTCCCATAGCTGACGCAGGAAGCGGCGCATCGAGCGATGCAGGCGGCCATGCACGGCACCGAAGTTCTTCAGTCCCTGCTCGATGAACATCGAGGCGGTGCCCACAGGCGTATTGCCCGACATCTTGTCGTACTCGTCGAACGTGGTGCGGACCACACCGCGTGCCGAGTCAACGAGGAAGCCCAGCAACTGGAACAACACGGGCGACGGCCCCGGAAACGGCAGCGGCATGTAGGTCTTGCGGATGTCGTCCATCGCAAGCGAGCCGCTGACCTCCGTGGTCTGCCCGACCTGCGGCCTGATGTTCTGGCCGCCTGTCGTGGCTCCGCCCTTCAGCTTCATGCCGGTCTGGCTGTTGCTCAGGAACGCCGCATCGAGCAGCGCACGCAGCGCGCCCGTCGCGGCACCGGCCAGCGAGCCAATCATCTGCGTCATGCCGATGGGGATGCCGCCGCGCCACGGCCAGAACGGCCACTCGACGAGGAAGTCGAGACGCTTGCGGTTCTCGTCGTCCTCACGCCAGTTGCGGTAGACCGACAGGATGCGGCGTGTGTTGACGTCGATGGTGACGATGTACGGCAGCACGCCATCGGCGTCTTCGCCCTCCTCGCCGTCTTCGAGCGACGGCAGCATGGCCGACACTTCGTAGATGACTCGGATGTCGTCGATGTTCTCGGTCGGCGTGCCACGACCCACGATGCGGTCGTTGGCCGTCGTCGCCTTGGTCTGGTCGTCGAGGCTGGGCGATGAGGAGACCGCCACGACGTCGAGCCACAACTTGCGGCGGACGTTGTCGTTAAACTGGTACTTGTCTACGTCCTGCTCGTGCGTGAGGCGCGGCTGGCTGTAGAAGTCGCCGTCGCTCCACGGGCGGTGGACCTTGTCTATGGGCACGAACATGACGGAGGGATTGCCGTCGACCGTGTACATCTTCGAGTAGAACGCGCCGCCCAGCGGGCACTGCGTGAAGCCCATCTCGAACTCGTGGTAGGCGGAAGGCATCAATTCGGTGATCTGATAGTTCATGTAGCGCGCCGTGCGCTTGGCTCGGTCTTCTTTCTCGTCGGTTGGCTCACCAACGATGAAGTCCTTCACCGGGCCTTCGGGCGGCAACATCTCCGACATGACGCGGGCGGAGAAGTCGAGGGCCGCCTCCATCAACGCCGGATGCGTGGCGCGCGACGCGCCCGCGAAGCTCGCACCACCGGGGGAGTCGTTGCCGAGGCCGGTGCGGCGCAGGCCCTCCTCGTACTGCTGGTCGCGCTTCTCGTGCGCCTCCTTGTCGATCTCGATGGCGTCGAGCAGGTCGGAGGCGATCTCCGACAGTTCAGCGGCGTCCAGCGTCTCGGCGAGGTTGTCGAAGTGCGAGCCTAGCTCGACGCTCTCCTCCTCCGGCGCATTGAGATCGACGTTGCCTGACTCTGCGATGTCGACCTCGCCGCCGACGGGGATCGCCGTGTCGAGGGTCGTGACGCCACTTGCGCGGCCCTCTTGGGAGTACGGGTCAGAGTCAGCCATTCATTCCTCCGTGGCTCCGCAGGTATCCCCCGCGCGCCATCAATGCTCCACCGCCGTACATCCAAGGCTGCGCGCCATTCGGTGCGGGGATGCTGCCGCCGTCGGCGTAGTGGCCCACCGGGCCGCCGTGCGACGCCATCATCGACATGATCTGCGGGGCCATCTTCATTGCCATGCCCATGATGTCGCCCATGCCACCACCACCGCCCGAGTCCTTGGGCTTCATCTGCTGGGCGAGGCCGCGCTGGGAGGCCTGCTCCGCCTGCGCCATCATGCGCTGACGATCCGCCCTGTCGCGGGCGATCTGCGGGTTGGTGGGGAGCATGTCGACGTCGAAGCCGGGGATGCCGGGGCCGAAGGACGGCATACCCGGCTCCTCTGCGGAGAACGTGAAGTCGTCCACTGGGCCGCCGTGTTCCCAACCCTGCGTGTCCGGGTCAGCCATGCCGAAGCTGAAGTCACGGGCGGCGTCGTCGCCAATCTCGTCGGAGTTGCCCTCGATGAGGTTGCCCAGCGTGTGACCCGCAAACCTGCCAATCATCGGGCCGAGAACGGGGATCGGGATCAGGTTGCCCGCAAGACCGCCCAGCGTGCCGAGGATGTCGTGGACGCCGCCGCCGCCCTTGAAGTTCTGACTCCAGATCGGGTGGTACTGGTCCTCGACGCTGCCGCCGTGGTCGTAGTACTCCGGCTCCATGCGGCCCTCGGGCTGAACGCCGGAGAGCATGTCGCGCGCCCTGTTGAGGGCGTCGGGCATGTTCCTGAGCGCGCCCATGAGGGGTCGTATCTGATTGTCGGCCCACTCACCCACGCTGTTGGCGGGCGTCGCAAGGTTGGACGCGGCATCGCCGATTGCTGGCGCTGCCCATAGACGCTGGCTGATCAAGGCCGGTATCGAAGTGATGTCCTTCAACAACGGGTGGATGTCGCGCTCCGACTGGCGAGTCAGGTCGTTCTCCTGCATCAGCCGGTCTTCGTATGATCCGTCCCACGGACGCATCGACGCGGAGAGCGTGTCGCCAAAGTTCCCCGTGACGGACTTCGATGCGACGCGACCTAAATCTCCCGCCGACTGAAGCAACTGCCACGGCAGAGACTCGCCGGAGTAAGACGGCTTCCACTCTTTGTGCCGTTGGCCAAGACTGTGGGCGTATGCCCTAATGATGTCGTAGGGGTTGATGTCTGACTCGGGCTTGGCTTCAAGTCCGCGCTGCTCCAGCCGCTTCGCGCGCTTCTCTTCGGGCGTGAGGGTGAAGCCTCTACCCTCAAACGGTTCGCGAGACTGGAAGAGAAGAGAGTTGTCCATGTTGTGGGTGAGGTCCAGTGGATCGCGTATATTCCTAAAACCATAGTCTGGCTGGAAGTCTTCCTTATCCATCAACCACGGGTACTGGGAGGCGGAGACCGGGTCGTACTCGTCGGGCCTGCTTCGGGCCATAGCGCCAAACCCGTCCAAACGAGGCCTGTCCGGCTGCCCACCACCAGCGAAGCTCTGTTGCCAGATCGGATGGTATTGGTCTTCCACGGTGCCACCTTCTGCCATGAGAGGCGCTTCACGGCGAATCAATTTGCGAAGAGTGTCTCGTGGGTCCTCGCCGCGCAGCTTGGCGGTCAGAAGCACACGCTCATTGAACATTTCACTGAAGGTTCTGTCGGCAGGCGTGCCCAGTCCTGTCAGTTCCCCGGCCCCGGCCCACGCTGCGGACTGGCCCTCTGCGGGCGCGAGGCCCATGTCACGCGACATGTTCTGGTACAGCCTCTCGCCTGCCGCATACTCATTGTTGCGAGGCTTGGCGTCCCATAGGGCGGGGCGCGCGAGAGCGTCTTCCATAGAGAGCCTTCCGCTATTGACCAGACTCTGCGGCGCGTAGTCGATGCGAAACTTCCCATCCTTGCGCCCATTGGGCGTGCCGTATCTTTGAGCAAACGATGCGCGGCCCGCGAGGTCGTCAGACACCCCGGCGAGACTATCTTTGGAAAACGGATTGACTGTGAGGAAATCCGAAAGACTCGTCGCAAGAAAACGCGGGTCCCATGACCTCATCGCGATGTTCTTGAAGGCATGAGAGTCAAGCGCCACCGGCTCAAAATTGCCGCCTAAGTTTGTGCCATACGATGGCGGCTTGGGGTTCTTGATGACGTCGTAGCCGCCCCAGTCCCCCTCACCTATGCGAACAAGATCAGCGTTGGCGCGGTGCAGGTCCTGCGCCAAATGACCGTAGGGGGCGGGATTGGGCGGCATCGCTGCCCAATCTCTTGGGTCCCGGCCTTCGTTGACGAAATAGTAGCTGGCGTTGCGAATGTTGTCTGGGACCTTTGATCGCGGCGACGAGCCAGAGTTGTAGTCCATGAGTTTCATAAACTCAGCGTGGCCCTGCTCTCCACCCAACTCCCGCGTGAACGCCTGATAGATCGGGTTGTTGTGGTACCACCTGTCAGCGCCAATCCGCATGCCGTTCTTGATGCTGTCCTCGATGCCGTACAGGACTGTCGGATTGTTGATGGCGTCCTGCATGCGAGGTGAAACGCCACGCGCTGGATCATGCCGCGGAATGGCCTCCTGAACGATGTTGGGGATGCGTTGATCGGCGGCGGAAAGGTCGAGGGGACCAGCGCCCCTCCCTTCCCCTGCAATCTCGTATTGCAGGGCCGACGCGCGAGCAGGGTCCCATGCAGGCTCGGACGGCAGGCGCGGCGGCTTCTGCGGCCTGCCTCTAACTACGCTCGCGCCCTTTGTAACAAGCTCCTTCACCGGACCCGCATACATGTTGCCGAGGTTGTTGCGGATGTAGCCGCCGCCCTCTGGCTCCGGCGCGTCGTATTGGCCGCCCGTATTCGGGGGCGTCCCACCTAGGGCCATGTGTACTTCTCCACCCTCGGCGAACACTGGATTGGGGAACTGCACCATCGGGCGGAAGGCGTCGTACACGTTGGACTTCTCCGGCATGTACGGCGTCTCGTTGCCATGCAGGAAGTAGCTCTTCATCAGGCGCTCGACGCGACCTTCCTGAAGGCCACGGCTGGTGTCCCCCGGCAGTAGCTGAACCAGTGAATTGGGTTCACCCATCTCGGCAAGCATCCGTTGACGGTGACGGCCTTCGTGCTCACCTACCTCGTTGAAGGGCAGGCCACGTCTGAGGCGGAGGTACGGAACCTCGCTCAGGCCGCCGCCATACTCCGAGACGTTCCTGAGTTCGCGGAGATACTCATCATAGGTCTGCTGTCCCGGTGACAGCATGTCGGCGTCGTCGTGGTAGCCCCACTTGTAGTACGGACGCTCGTTGATGATCCTCTCAGGGATCGGCGTTGCGAAGTCCTCGAAGCGCCCCGGCGGCATCGTCGTGAGAAGCGGGCTGTTGTTGCCAAACGCATTCAGCAGACCCTTGTCACTGAAGTGCTCAAGGTTCGCGGAGTCAGACGCCTGCTCGAAGCGGCGGCCCTGTGACGCGCCATGCCGGTTCGTGATCTCGTTCATCATGTCGCCGAGGCGCGACGCGCGACGCAGGATGCCGCCGTACTCCATGTGGACTGGGCCGCCGTCGGCAAACGCTCCATCGAACGGCTTCACAATTCCCGGCAATGGTTCGTCGTCGTACCGACGGAAGTACGAAAGAGGCGCTGCCTCGTTGTCGCCTACCTGTGGGCTATGCCAATCACGCGACAACGGCTTCACTTCGCGCAGCAACGGCTCGCCGTCCTGACCTATGCCGACCTCGCGCCCTTGAACAAAAAAGCTCGGGTGGTTGTGGTCCTGTTTCGGGTTGGCAGGACTGTAGGGGAACACCGAACCCTTCAGGCGCTGGTAACGGTGCGAGTCAAGCTCGCCGCTGTCGCTCCAATCCAGCGGCGGACCACCGTGGGGGGCCAACGGATAAACCGAGACGCCTTCCTCGCGTCCCCCCTCGATGTAGTTCCGGCTGCGCTCACTCTTGGGCCACTTGCCGAAGCGCAGGTACGTCTCCTCACCGGGCTTGTACTCGGGCAGGTCGCCCAGCAGCGCATCGCGCGCCAACTGTCCTGCCTTCTCCAACGCGCGCCGAACCTTGCCACCGCCGCCATACGCCGTGCCGTGCTGCGGGTAGAGCGCGGCGGCCAGCGACTCGGGCGTGTTAAACATCGAGTCAGGTGCGCCGTACATGCCGCCCTCGCCCTCGGTGGGCGTGTCGACGGGGCCGCCGTGCTCGTAGCGGTTGTTGATCTTGATCCGGCCCTCGGTGCCGGGGAACATGACGTAGTTGCTGGTGCCCTCGCCAGCGTTGCGTGACATGCCGTCGAGGTACCTGATGCCGGGGATGCCTTCGCCAAACAAAAGAGAGGACGCTTCCTCCTTTCCTTTGGCGCGGGGAGTCCAAGGACCAGACAACGACGAATACACGTCCCTGCCCGTGTAACGGCCCAAATCCGATTTGTTGTTGTAGAGGCTTCGGAACATGCCTTCGGCGTTTGGGTGGATCGAGGATGCCTTGTCCAGCACAGACAACAAGGGGTCGCGAATCTTGGAGGACACATCAGTCAGCGGCGCATCCCAGTTCAGCAGGTCCTGCGGGTTCACGCCGAGGTTGACGTCGTACATGTGGCCGCGTGACGGCTCGTGCTTCCTGTAGGCCCCCGACAGAAGAGCTTCTATGACTGGACCGTTCCTTTCGGCGTAGGAGTTGCTCCGCAAGGCCTCCAGTGCTTGATCAAAGCCGCCATTGAGTTGCGTCGCCACATAAGCGCGGAAGGCTGGATCATCGTTCGAGGAATCGGGCAATGCTCGTCCAACTAACCTGTCCCTGTACCCCCGCGCGATGTCCTCCTTGTCGGTGAAGTAGTGGCCGTAGCCGTAGGCCTGCGCGCCCTCGCCGCTGCCAATCTTCGTTGGGTCGAACTTGTCGAACGCATACGGCGAGCCGTGGTAGGCGCGGATCAGCTTGCGGAGGACTCCGCCACCTGTCTCCATCTCGACGGGGCCGCCCTGCTCGTAGCCCTCGCCGTGGCGGTCGCTGCTCTTGTAGAAGTCGGACATCGCGTCCTGAAGCCAGCCGTTGCCAAACGGCGCACGATCCTCGAACGTCATCGGCACGCCGCGCTGCGCCATGCGGTTGGTGTGGATCGCCGCCCACAACTCGGGCAGCGTCGCGCCGTAGTCCTTTGTGACGTCGGTCGCGGCGGAACTGCCGCGGAGTTCGCCGTAGAGCGAGCCGCGCTTCGCGTTCTGCTCCATCATTATTTTGTAGAGATCGGCGGGCGCTACCTTGTCGATGCCGGGGAGCAGGTCTTCGTTGAAGTCAGGCGAACCCAGCGCCAACAGCGAGCGGGGCTGCGACCCTTGGATGTACGCCGTCTGGCGCAGAGTCGGACGCGGGGTGAAGTCGCCGATGCTGTCGTTGTAGTGCCGGAGCCAGACGCTGAAGTCACCCTCGGACGGCGTGAGAGGACCGGCCACGCCGCGCCGCATCGCGTTCTTAATGTCGGCCTGTGATCCGAACGGCCCAGCCCAGCCGGTGGACGTGTCGAGCGGCGGGTGGCTGTGCATGTCGAAGCCGGGGATGACGCCCTCGTTGACGTCCTCGCGGAACTGGTTCCAGCCGCTGTCGTGAGGCCTAAGCGACTTGCTCGGTGGGTAGCCCACGTCGTCGCGGCCCCTCGTCACGCTGTAGTCGACGGAAGCTGCCTTGCCGAGGAGCGGCCCCGACAGGAAGCCCTTGCCGTCCACGTCAGGCGAGCCGAAGCGTCCTGCCTCGCGTCCGTATCGCTGCGCCTCTTCCAGTACCTGCTTCTCGGCGGTCCTCCCCACGTCGCCATACCAGCCCGCGATGTCGCGAGCGAACTTGGCAAAAATGCGGGGGTCGGGCATGACGACAGGCCTCGTCGAGGGGCGGAGGTAGGACCTAGCTTACCAGAGTCGGTTCTGACCCGCCAGCGGGCTGTTCCCCCTGCATCGCCCTGTCGTAGGCGGCGAAGGCCCAGTCCGGGTCGGTGGACGTCGATGGCTGGGTCAGGAAGCTCGGCACGGGGGTTCCGGGGCGGAAGAAGCGCCACGCCGTGGCCTGCGGAGACATGCCCACCTCGCGGCACACATAGCCCCTGCCGACGTGCTGCGGGTCGCTGGGCGCTATCCCGGTGATCGCGTAGCCGTCCTTGGTCCAGTCCTTGTACGGCGGCACAGTCTTCAGCGCGTCGTAGCTCTCGAAGCCGTTGAGAGTCGGAAACAGGACCACGGTCTCGGAGTGCCGCGCCATGAGATTGATGGCGGCGACCGACCACCGGACCCCGGCGATCACGACGTGGCGGTCCATGAAGTCGGGCGGTATCGCCGCATTAGGCTCGTTCGCCGCAAGCTCCAGCGAGATCGCGTCGCGTTGGCAGACGTGCCTGACCACCCACGCCGTCGCGACCGAGTCAGGCGACGTCGGATCGTAGAGGCAGTAGAGAATCTTTGTGGGGTCGAGGGTGCTAGGAATACGGGTTCTCCGTCTGCTGGTCGTAGAAGTCCTTGGGCATGTCCTCGGGCAGCGGCGGGGGCAGGTACTCGACGCTGCCGTCCTTGACCACCTCTCCGACTCCGGCGTTCAGCCACCTGTCGGCATAAAATCTCATCGCCTGCGAGAACGAGTCAACGAAGTCGTCGTGCGGTGTCGTGCCGGGGCCTGAGTAGACGCACACCTCGTCCAAGAACGGCTGCACCCAGTCGCGCGCCTCGCCGGGGCTGACCAGCGACTCGATCAGGAACACGCGGCCCGACGCCGCGACGTGGCTGACCGCGTGCAGCCTCGACAACTTGTCCGCCTTGCCGGGGTTGTAGGGGTACGAGTCGATGCCCTCGTTGGCCAGCGTCTGGCGCAGGCTGATGCCGCTGCCCTTGTCCTCGATGATCATCAGGTCGGGACGCTTGACCTGCTCGAACTCGTGCTGCGACCCGATGAGCGGCTTGAACAACACGTCGCGCCTACGACCGTAGATCGCCTTCATGTCCTTCTTGGCCCGCATCACAAGCTCGGGGAAGCCTATCTGGTCGTGCCAGCATTCGAGTAGTATGACGCACCACTTCTTCTCGTGAAGGAACACGCCCCACACCGTGCAGGCCGTCGGGTCTGCCTCGTAGCTCTTCTTGTCGAAGGTCTTCTCGGTCAGCGCAGTGTCGAGCGACACCATGACGAACTCGAACCACGGCAGCGGCTTCTTGGCTGGCCACAGCTTCAGCCAGCTACGCTTGATGATCGCCTGTTCGCCGATGTCGAGTAGCTCGCCGTGTATCTCCTGCCGCCCGATCTGCGTTCCCTCGTACTGTCGCAGGTCGCGCAGGAAGCCCTCGGCGAGGTTCGCCTTGTTGTCGTAGGTCGAGCCGTGGATGACGCGGTCGGCGCGGTCGATCATCTTCTTGAGCCACGACAGCGGGCGCGGCGTCGTCGTGTAGTAGCGTTGCGGCTGGACAAGCCTGCCGTCGTGCGCGCGGTAGACGAGCCGCGTGCTCATGTCGATGTTGGTCAGCGTCTCGTCGGCGTTGGGCCACGCGGCCAACTCGTCGCCCCACACGAACGTACACTGCGGGCCGCGCAGGCGGTCGGGGGCCTCGGCACTGAAGCCCCGGATCAGCGTGCCGTTCCAGAAACGCACCTCGAACAGCGAGTGGTTGATCTCCTTGATCAACACGCGAGGGATCGACGCGAGCAGGCCCGACGCGCCGCCGAACACGACGCCGCGCAAGTCGGCGTAGGTAGGTGCGACGACATGGATGATGCAGCCGGGGTAGAGACCAGCGCAGCGCCGCACCCACGCGCTGCCGCTCATCGTCTTGCCCCAGCCTCGACCCGGCTGCGCGATGGTCAGCGACCAGCCGTCGATGGGAAGCACTTGGTCGACACGCGCCCGCTCGGCCCACGCACGCTCGGCGTCAACGAAGGCGAGGTCGCCTTCGCTCATCGCGCGCAGGCGAGAGGCGAGGGAGGTCACGGCGTGTGCCTTACCGTCGAGTCAGACGCACGGGTCACGTCAGCCCCTTCGCGTCGAGCAACCACTCGGGACCTGTAAGCGTCCACGTCTTGCCGTCGGAGTTGCGCTCCAACTCGCACTGACTCTTGGGCACCCACACGTTGACAGGCTTGCTGTCGTCAGCACTCAGCGTGCCGTCGTTCACCAGCCACGCTCTGTCGGTCTGGTGTACAAGCTCGACGGTGATGTCGAAGAGGTCGGACTTGCCGCGACTCATGCTGTCCTCACTATTGTTGTTCCAAGCGGAAGCCGATGCGGCTTCATCACGAACCACGCGAAGTCGACCGTGCCGCTGTGACCTTTGTCCTCGACGTTGGGTGGCAGCATCTTGGTGCGACCGATGATGATGATCTTGTCGATGTGCGGCAGCAGGTCGGCGCGCTTCTTGGCCGCGATCCATGTGAGTCGGAGCAGCACATAGAGCGTGCCGTGCTGCGGGAGAATGTTCAGCGCGTGTCGCACATGCTTGTCGGCATCCTTGAACGGCGGGTTCATCACGATGCTCTTGCACTTGCGCGTGTCGAACTGCGCGAGGAAGTCGATGCCCGGTTCGACGCCCTCGGCACCATACCAGTCGTGCAGGTCGTAGGCGACGACCGTGAAGCCCAACGCTCGCAGCTTCTTGACAATCGCACCCTTGCCCGCGCTCGGTTCGAGGATGGGTGCCGCGATGTTGTCGTCGTTGTACAGCGCATCGACCGCCGACGCTGGCGTCTCGTAGAGGTCCTCGGGATGGCGCTCGTTGTCCATGCGTCCGAAGCTGCCAGCGACAGCGCGCGATGGGCGTGGTGCGTACTGTGTCGTCATCAGTGCAGCGTCCTCTTACTCGTGTCGTCACTCACCAACACCTCGGCGATGCGGCGGTCGAGGTCCGCGATGAACTTCGCGTAGCAGCCATTGCACACCACAGCACGACCCTCTGGTGGTAAATGGCCGAACCGCCTCTCGGCCTCGGCGAGCACCGCCGCTTCCGCCGCGTCCGACGTGTCGCGTGGGTATGTCTTGCCGCAGTGGTCACAGATGAACGTATCAGTGGTCACACTGCTCTCCCCATCGCGCGCATGTGGTACGGCTAACTACCATTGTTTTTGTTGCGCTTGGAGATAGCCGTTGCTTTTGCTTTTGCATCAGCCTTGGAGCTTGCGCCCCAAGCGTGGAGAGAAAGCAAAAGCCTAGTGGGTTCTCCATCTGGTTTCTTTTCCGGTCCGGGCATGCCGCCCATGCGGGCAAGAAAAGATGCACGACGAGGATTGTCTCCAGACTTTACCGGAGCCTTCAGGTTCATGCCTTCCGCCTTGGCGGAAGCCCGCCCTTTGGCGTTCAGGCCTCCCTCGGGGTTCTTTCCAGCCTTGGTCTGCCAAGTGGGTGATTTAGCCATGATGCTTGCCTGCCTTTAGCCGGTTGTTGCGGATGCTGATCTTCAACCAAAAGTCTTTGTCAGTGTGATCCATTGATCTTCCCATTTGGCTTCTTGGTCGGGCGTTCAGTATCCTCTCGTTTGCGATCAGACACAATGTCTGTCTCGCCGAGAATCTCGACGTCGACCGCCTTGCCAAGTTTTTGATTGGTGAAGCCCCGCACGATGGCCTCGATTGTCGCCGTGACCACCTCGCGGCTGGCCTCGACCGCCGGATCGACGTCGCCGGATCGCTGACCCACCTTCCCCTCGATGCGGTCGCTGATCTGACTCTGCGCCGCGGTGTCGCCCGTCAACGCACGCGCCAGCATCGCCTCGCCCAGCGCGATGATCGAGGGGACAGGCTCGCGGCGCTCTGACTCTGGTACGACCTCGGGGTCCTCACCCTCACCGACGGGCTTCCACCCGCTGGCCGCCCGCTCGATCACCTCGTGCGCTGGCCGCATCAAGGCGAGCCACAGGGCCACCTTCATCGGGTGACGCATCGCCGCGATGGACCGCCAATCGCGGGCCGCGAGCCGCAGCGCGGGGCTGTCGTCGACCAGCATGCCGGTCTCTGGATCACGTTTCTCTGCCATCGTACCCTCCTAGCCGCCCATGACGCCCAATGACGGCATGACGGGATGACGCCGTCACTGGAAGCCTAGTAATACTCACGGGAAAAAACATTGCCATTATTTCTATAGACTATGTAGCCTTGTAAAAGAGTGTCACACCTGTCATCCCGTCATGGGCCGTTGAAATCATTGGGGAATTTCCAATGACGGGTCGTTTTCACACCCGTCACCAGCGGCCCCCAACGTGTCATTCACCGGCACTTTCACCCAAAACATCCAGCACGCCCTGTGCAGTAATCTTCGTGAGCCGGTACGTCCTATTCTGCGCGGTGCGTGTAAATTCCAGCTTCGCCCTGACTTCCTCCACCGCAGGCTGGGCGAGGATCGACCTCCGACCGGCCCCCGCCGGGGCTGCGGCGACCGCTGGACGCCCTTCGACCACCGTGAAGTACCGGCCACGCCTCCTCCTCAACCACAGCCCCAGCCTCGAAATTCGGGCGTTGGTGTTGGGGCTGTCGTTGGTCCTGATCGGCAGCGACTTCTCCTCGTCCTGAACCCACGCCTCGTCGACCTCCTTGCACTCGAACCCGCGTTCCCCGAAGACCGACCACAGGTCGCGCACGAACAGGGCCTCGGTCTCGTCGGAGTCAGACAGCATCTCGAAGGATTCGCCGCCCCGATTGTCCAGCCACCCGGCAATGCCGCACGCCTCCAGTATCCCACCAACGATGCCGGTCGTCTCCTCGTAGCTGTCGAGGGTCTTGCCACGAGGCATGCCGTGCGTGAGCCACCACGCGGTCATGGTCAGGAGCGCCTCTACGGCGCGCTGGTGGTTGTGTTCGAGCCACAGCGTCTCCTTCGAGACACTCCCCGCACGCGCGGCCTTGCGCTCTGCGTCCGTCGCGAACGCATCGAGGTTGATGAAGTTCGTGCGGCGACGCATGTCGAGATCGAGCGTCACGCCATTGCCTGCGAACACCAGACAGCAGTTGATGGCGAACGTGGCCGACTCCGACGTCCCCAGCACGCGACCGTGCATGGTGCGCGCCTCGGCGGCTATGGCGAGCGCCGAACCCTCCAGCGTCCCCTTCACGTTGTCGTACATGCGGGCGGCGGGCTGCTCGCGCAGGCCAGCGAACAACTGCTTGCGCTGCTCCTCCTCGTTGTCCTCCGGCCAGTTCTCGACGGACGGGTCTGCTCCGGTCGCGGTCATGGTCAGGACGCGGCCCAGCCACGAGCCGCCGCTGTTCTGCTCTGGCTTGTTGATCAGCACCATCGGCGAGCGGTCGTTGCACCCCGGCTGGACGATGGCCATCAGCGCCGACCCCATGATGTTGGCGGCGTCGGCGGGCGTCGAGGGCTTGAAGCCGCCAAGGTAGACCTCCTTCACGACGGCAACTGCGGCGTCGCGTTCCTCCTCGGTCGGGTTGGGGGGGAACGCATAGACCTGCCCCGGCCTCGGCGGCTGAAACCACACGCCGCTCTGGCGGTCGTAGCCGTGCGTCATAACGATGGTCGACCCCTTGAGCCACGGCACCGCGGTCCTCGACTTGAGGCGCGGTGCCTGCGCCACGAGGGCCTCGTGTATGACGACGAGGACGTCGGACGGCGGCATCGTCGCGGCGGAGTTGCCGTCGCCTGTATCTCGGAAGAACGAACACTCGCTCAACAGCATGTTGACGACGAGCGCCCTGCCTGCGTTCTGCAATCGGTATGCGGGGGCCTCGCCGATGTGTTCCGACGACAGCATGTTTGCCATCAGGTTGACGCCGTTGGAGAGTATCTGCGTGCCCTTCTCATGCGACGAGCGGAGGATGCGGAAGACGATGTTGTTGTTGTCGTCAATCGTCGGCGGCAGGACGACCTCCAGCTTGGCGGCGTTCTCGGTCATCCCGAACGGCATGACGCGGTTCTGCGTGGCCCCGCCCGACGCGGCGGTGGTCTCGTCCCGGCTCTGGCCGCGCGCCCTGCGGCGTGCCTCGCGCCACGCGAGCTTGAGCGCGGTGTGGAGCGAGCGCAGGTCGGCGGTGAGCGCGGACTTGGCCGAGACCGACAGCGCGGCAGTGTGTGGGGTCAGCGCCGCCTTGAACATGTTGAGGACAGTGTCGTCGGCCACCAGCCCCGCCAGTTCCCTGATGTAGGGATTGTTGGCGGCGAGGGTGAGCCGGTCTGGATGCAGGAAGTACTCGTCGGCGGCGCGTTGCAGCCGCGTCTGGAGTGTGACGACGCCTTCCTGCTCAGGCATCACGATCCTCCAGTGGGAGTTCAACGACAGGCAGTTCTTGGCGCAGTGCTTCCAGTTCCTCGAATGTCACGACGGCGAACATCTTCTTCATTGCGGCCAGCGTCTCGGCCAGCGTGGCAGTGGGAATACCGGAGGCCCTGACGATCTTCCGCATCGTCGCCTCGTCTACGCCTGCCCCGGTGTACTTGTCGTAGAAGAGGAGGATGAAGTTCAGGTTCTTTTTCGCGGCCTTGATCTGCCGGATGATGGCCGGGTAGTCGTCTCCTACAGAAGGCTTCACTTCAATGCCGAGTAGGGAGTGGAAAAACGGCAGCGTGACAACAACGTCGGTGACTTGCTCGAACGTCACGTTGGTGATTTCGGCCACGGCTTCCCATGTGGTTCCGGGGCCTGCCTCGTCGTCCTGTTTTTCAAAGGAGCCCGCCAGAAACGCCTCTCGGGAGTTCATCTCGTCCTTGCGCCACGTCATAACAGCATTTCGGTGCGTGTATGGCGCGGTGTCATACACTTTATTGTAGAAGTGATCGCGGTAAACATCATCGATCCGGGAATCGCATATGCTCTTGTAAAAGGAATCGCGCCAGCACACCGCAGTGGCAGCCACCGCGAACTGCGGGTCGAGGAACCGCGCTTGCAGGGCGTTGTGCTCTGGCGTGAAGGAGGGCTGGCCACCACCTCGGATGGCCTCAATCAGGTCGGCGTACTTCTTGTTGAACCAGTCCTGCGCGGCGAGCCAATCAAGGTACTGCGGCTCGATAAGGCGGACTTCCTCGATAGACTTTCCCTTGTGTTTTCCGATGGGGATGATCTTGTCCACTGCTGTTCTCCTTGTGTGATTGATCTAGAAGCGGGGGCCGGGGCGAGGCTTGCGTCGTGGCTGCTGGGCACGCCACGCGCGCTTGGACTTCTCACGAGAAACGAGACGATACCAGTGCTGTCGCAGGTTGTAGTCGCGCTCGACGTTCTCGATCTTCGTCCTGCACCACGCGGCGTAGTTGATGAACTCGCGCTCGACCTGCTCCGCGTTGGTGATGTCGTGTATCTGCGAGATCAGCGAGCCTGCATATCTGGTCAACGCCTCGAACCGCGAGATCGAAGTGTTGCCATGCCCGACGTTCATCATGGGCAGTTCGTCGAGCGACACCTTCCGGGCGAAGCCCAGCGCATTATCTCCCGACGACACGGCCCCACCCTCGCGTGGCGGCGGTGCGAGAGCGCGCATGCGGACCTCGGCCTGTGCGAGGTTGATGGTTGCGGCTGCGTCGCTGTAGGCGATGCTCACCTCCTTGGGTTCGCCCTTGCGATGCACTGAGCCTGCAATGCGGATGATCTGCATCGGCCTCGCGAACGACATGTCGCCACCGAAGCACGCGGCGATGGCGGCACGCAACGCCACCATCCGCTCCACCGTGCGGCCCTCCCCGGCCACGGTCCAGTAGACGTGGCGCTTGCTCTGCCCCGTCGCGGTCGTGCCGCCGGAGTTGACGATCATCGTCGG